CAACACGTTGCAACAGGTAATGATGTAATCTTAGCAATAGGAATGGAAAATGGTTTAAATTTAAATGCAGGAACTATTGAAAGTGGGGCTGCATTCGGGGACAGGAACGGATACAGTCTTACCTTTGACGGAATGGAGGCAGTTCCAATGTCAATGTTAGAAGATTATACTACTGTGCCGTTTGACAATGCTGGATTTACAAACGAAGCAGCAACGTTCCCTACTATTTCTTAATCTTATTAGTGGTTTTCATATATTCTTGATTAGAGGGCTTTATGCCCTCTTTTCTTTTATACCAAATAAAAACAGCACTTTTCTATTATATAGTATATGATACAAGCAACAACAGGCACAAGCTTTTCAGCTTACGTTCAGACTAGGGATAATACAATAAACACCTTACTAGATTTAAGCTTAATTAGACATCTATATAAGTTTACTAATGATATGGATAGATCAGTGCAATATGCTTATCCTGCAACAGAAACTATTTTTGAAAGATATACAAAGTCGGATTTTGTTCATAACGCAACTCCTAATGTATTCACAGGAGAAGTTAATTTAAGTGCAGGGTTTTGGAAGTATGAAGTTTACGAAGTTAGTTATGCAAGACTTGTTAACTTATCCGCAACTCACGCACCAGCAACAGAAGATTTTATATTTGATCCAAACGATGGTTTAAGAGGTGTTGTGCAGGGCTTAGTAACTAAAGGCAAGATGTATGTAACAGAAAAAGCAGGAACAGAAGAAGTTGCTTACTCTCAAAACGGTAGAAGTGTAGTTTCTATAACAATAGTATCAGGTGGTGCAGGATATACTTCAGCACCTACTTTAACAATAACAGGTGGCAGTCCTATAACAACTGCTACTGCTACCTGCACAGTAAGTGGTGGTGCTATAGATTCAGTAACAATAACAAACGCTGGTAATGGTTACACCTCTACACCTGTAATAAGTATGTCAGGTGGAGGATTTACAACAGAAGGACAATTAGTAGCAAGTATTCAAGAAACAAATTATATATATTCAGGATAAAAATTAAAAAATTATGGCAATAGAAAATGTGCAACAACTCTTAACAGAGCAATTAGGAAAAAATAATAATACAGAAATATTTACAACAGCAGCACAATCAGGCAAAAATTGGTATTGTGTTTACTTTCCTGTTGAAAGTGTAGTTAGTGCTATTACAGTATCAAATGCAACAGGCGAAGCGGCATTACAAACGACTCTTCCTGCGGGAACGACTCTTTTTATGAATGTAACGGCTATTACCCTAACTAGTGGTGTTGGGATAGGCTATCAAGAGCAACCTTCATAAGATATGTTAGCACTAAAACTAGGATTAAGCTTAAACAGTATTAAAACTTATGGAGCTTGGACACCAACAGATGAAGAGAGTCTAGAGGCGTGGTATCAAAACAATACTGGAATTACTTTAAATGGTTCAGATGTTTCTAGGTGGGCTGATAGTTCTAGTAATAGCCACGATATGGATCAAGCAACTGCAACAGAGCAACCTGCCTTCTCAGCAGGAGTTTTAACTTTTGTAAGCTCAAATACAGAAAACCTACAAACAACAAGTCAAATTGAATTGTCAGGAGATTTTACAATAGGTATTAAGGCAAAACCTACCATAGCGGCAGCAGGAACCTTCTTAGCAGATAACACCACTACCAAAGAGTTGTTTAAATATGAAAGTGCCACAAGAATTAAAGTTAAAATAGATTCGGCTAATGTAAATTTAGACTTAGATTCAGGCACTTTTGGAGATGACTATATAGTTATAACAAGAGTTTCTAATGTTTTAAATTTGTGGCAAAACGGAAGACAACAAACAGGATCAACTCCAACGGCAGCAGGAACGTCTGATATTGATGCTATCGGTGTAAGAGCTACAAATGTAGATTCTTTTGATGGAGAAATAGAAGAAATACAAATATATAGTTCATCAAGTTCAAAATTAACTGCTAATATAAATTCAAGACTATCGGGAATATAAAACAAAAATTATGAAAGACAATATTATTAACATAAATCTTGAAACCTCAACTGCTCCTGTTGTAAAAGAAGTTCGTGGAAGGGATTGGATTTCTTATGGTGATGCAAACGGAGAATGGTCTAATTTATATCCACAGTTTTTAATAGATCTTTATTACTCATCCTCAATAACTGCGGCTATAGTAAATTCTACTGCTGAAATGATAGCAGGAGAAGATTTAATTATAGAAGATGAAGATGATAGAGATTTAGAGGCAAGAGTAAAGCTTCAAAACTTTATGAATAGAGCAAATGGAAATGAAAGCTTACACGAAGTTATTAAAAAAGCTTCTTTTGATTTTAAACTTCAAGGTGGATTTGCCTTTAATTTAGTTTGGTCGAAAGACAGAACGCAAATTGCGGAAATTTATCACGTGGATGTTTCTAAGTTAAGGTGTGCTAGACCTGATGAATTTGGAAAAACGCCAGGATATTATATTTCAGCAGATTGGACAAATACAAGACAAAACAAACCTTATTTTGTTCCTGCTTTTAATGCTAATGATAGAACGTCAGCTAACCAAATTATGTATTCAGGGCTTTATTCTCCAGATATGAACTCATATTTTACTCCTGATTGGGCTTCTTGCACAAATTGGGGACTTATTGATGCTAGAATATCGGAATATCATCTTAACGCTATAAGTTCAGGATTTAGTGGATCTTTTATGGTAAATTTTTCTAATGGCATACCAACTGCCGAAGAACGTAGACAAATAGAACAAAGTTTAGCTGATAAATTCACAGGACAAAATAATGCAGGAAAATTCATACTTACATTTTCAGATGATAAAACAAGAACTCCTGAAATACAAGCAATAACTCCTTCAGATTTGGATAAACAGTATTTAGCACTCCAAGAATTGCTTACCAGTAACATTTTAAGCGGTCACAGGGTAACTTCTAAGACTCTTATGGGTATAGATACTGCAAATGGTTTTTCAAGCAATACAGACGAAATTATAAATGCTGCAAATTTTTATTTAAATACCGTTATTAAACCTTTTCAAGATCAATTAGTAAAACAGTTAAGGAAAATATTTCAAATTAATAATATGGATATGCCTGTAAACTTTGTTCAATTAAAACCAATAACAGTTCAATTTGATTCTAAGACAATAAGAGAGGTTATGACGCAGGACGAAATTAGAGAGGAATTGGGACTAGAACCTTTAGAAAAAAATGAAGAAGTTGTGGATGAAAAGGTAGATTTTAGTAAAGTTGGAATGATTGACGGACAACCTGTTTTTAGCACAATAGAAGAGGCTTTAGCAGCTGCAAAAAAAAGGGGATGCGAAGGTTACCACGAACACAATTACGAAGGAAAGACTGTTTATATGGCTTGCGAAGGGCATACAGAAGCAACTGAGCTATCTAAGTTTATTGAAGAATTTGGCGAAGATATACCTGAAGATTGGGAAATGATTGATGAAGAAATAGTAGATGGAGAACATCAAGATTTTGACTTTGAAAAAGAATTAAATGAAGTAGCTAATGAAAAATTAGAATTAGCATCAACAGGTAGAGCTACACCAAATACAAGAAGTGAGCAAGATGGACTTAATAAAAAAGAAAATGCTTTTTATAAAGTTAGATATATTTATACTAAAAATAATGCTTTAAGTCAAAAAGGAGAAACCAGAGATTTTTGTAAATTAATGATGACAGCTAAAAAAATGTATAGAAAAGAAAATATAATAAGTATGAGCAATAAAGCAGTAAATCCAGGTTGGGGTCCTAGAGGTGCAAATACTTATTCTATATGGCTTTATAAAGGTGGGGGTAATTGCCACCATTATTGGAAGCGAAGAATTTTTAAAGCACCTGCAACAGATGAAGGCTTTGTAGTTTATCCTGATAATATAACTTCAGATAAAATTGTTTCAGTTACAAAAGCAAGAAGCGAAGGATTTACAATTAAAAAGAATGACAACTTAGTAGCTAAAGCTCCTAAAACAATGAAAAATGAAGGTTTTTTGGAACCAAGATAATAAACTGACAATCAACAACTTATGGCATACGTATTATTCATATCAGAACAGAAACTAAAAGAATCCACTGCGATCAATTTAAATGTAGATACAAACATATTGCTTCCTTATGTTAGACAAGCACAGAAGCTTTATGTAGAAACTAAGCTAGGAACAGATTTAAACCAAAAGCTAAAAGATTTAATATCAGCAGGAACTATTGGTAATGTAGGTAATGAAGCATACAAGACTTTGCTAGATGATTACATAGGCGATATGCTGCCTAATTGGGCGTTTTACCACGCAGTTCCTTTTCTTAGATTTAAAATTGAAAATGGCAATATTTACTCTAAAACATCAGAAACAGGAACAGCTTTATCAACAGAAGAAAGTCAGCATCTTAGGGAGGAAGTTAGAAATACTGCTGAATATTATACAGAAAGGCTTGTAGAGTATATTTGTAACAACACCTCTAGCTTTCCTGAATATTCAACTAATAGTGGTGCAGATGTTGATCCTGATAAAAACGCATATTACAACGGAATGAACCTTGAAAGACCAATGCGACAAGGAAACAAACTAACTTTAAGAGATTTCTTAGATTCTAGTATATAATGAGAAAACACTATAAAACAAAATCAACAAACATAACTAAGCTTAAATCCTACTTGGAAAAAAAGCCTAAATCTAAAAATAATGACAGATCTAAAAGACACAATACAAGTAGGAATAGCTAACGGAAGTGCAATTGGAGTTTCTTTAGTTGAAGCTAATGAGCTTTTAACTTTTGTTTCTCTGATTTTAGCAATATGTTTTACTATTTATAAATTCATAAAATTTAAAAAATGAAGAAGCGTAAATTAAATAGCACTAATCCTAAGTATAAAAAAGACAAAGAGAAAGATGTTAAAATGCGTAAGGAGTTTGTTATGGAAGTTAAAGGGTGCAAAATCTATAAAGGCTACTATCTCTAATCAAAGTCATATAAACCTCTTGATTATAAGAGATACGTTTACTGAAGACAGTATTATTGGAGAGCTTTTTGTAAATGGAGAAAGGTTTTGTGATACTTTAGAATTACCCTATAAAGATAATCAAAGAAGTATTTCTAGTATTCCTGCTGGAGAATATCCTGTAAGAATGAGATACGCTAGAGAAAGTGCAACTAGAGAATACTTGCACTTATTAGTTCAAGAAGTGCCAAACCGAGATTACATATTATTTCATAGGGGGAATACTGCCAAAGATTCAAGAGGCTGCATCCTAGTAGGCCAAGGAAGCCAACAAGACATTGTTTATAATTCAACTTTAGCTATGGATATACTTATGCAGGAAATAATATATTTGGGTGGCGAGAATATAAAATTAATAATCAAAAATAAATAACTATGAAAAATTACATTATTACTCAGCTTTTATCTTCTAAGAAGGTATGGCTAGGTCTTTCATCAATCTTAGTTCCTATGATTGCAAACTATCTAGGAGTAGATGAAGATTCAGTATCAAAAATTTGGTGGAGTTTAATCGCTATGTTAGGCGGACAATCTTTAGCTGATTTTGGAAAATATAAAAAATAAACAATCCGATTCATATAATAGGTTTAGATTAAAACCTCACGAAGTTATTGCAATACAGAAAATGCGAGAAGCTGACACTAGGAACATCCTAGTTGTTGGCGACTTGCACGAACCATTTTGCCTAGATGGTTACTTAGATTTCTGTTTAGAACAATACGAAACTTATAACTGCAATCAAGTAATCTTCATAGGAGATATTTTGGATAATCACGCCTTTAGCTATCACGAACCTGATCCTGATGGAATGTCTGCAGGTTTAGAGCTTAAAAAAAGTATTGAAAAAGTAGCTAAATGGTATAAAGCTTTTCCTGAAGCTGATATTTGTGTTGGAAATCACGATTTAATGGCTGCTAGAAAGGCAATGACAGGCGGTATTCCTTCAGCTTGGATAAAATCTTACAATGATGTTTTAGGAACACCTAATTGGAATTGGGTTGATTCTGTTGTTTATGACAATGTATTATATGAGCATTACGGACAAGCTCAAACTAAAGCTAAAAACAATTTAATGTCAAGCGTTTGCGGACATATACATACAGAAGCTTATTGTAAATGGTTCGTTGGAAAGCGTTTTAGAATCTTTGGTATGCAAGTAGGTTGCGGAGTGGATAGCTCCACCTATGCTGCTGCTTATGCTAAGAACTTTAAAAAACAAGCTATTGGCTGCTCTGTTGTGCTAAATAATGGCACACTTCCTATAAATCTTTTAATGCCTTTATAATGAAGATAAGCGATTCCACTAAATTATCTTTATTTTACCTTCTATTGATTGTATTAGTTTTACTGCTTAGTTTATAGCCCCGTTAAGCCTTTTTAAGCACTTTCTTTTCTTTTTTATACATATATACTAGACAGCACTTAAAGTCGCTTATCTAGTCAAAACACTATCAACACTTTAATTGTTAATAACTTTGTAAGCAATTAAGTTAATATCATTATAATTTTATATCTTTGCCCTGTCAAACAAAGTAAAATTAAATAAAACTAAAATGTATTCAAATTACACAATGCTAGAAGCTACTAACAAGCAAGAAGCTATTATATCTATATTAGATGTAGTAAAAGAAAACCCTGTATGGCTTAACAAAATATCAGATAGTTTGTTGATATTAGTAAGAAGTATAGAATTAGAACACAAAAAATTCTTATTAGAAAAGTCAGTTGATGAACAAGTAATAGACTTGTTTGTTAAAATCAAAGAGGAATACTATAACTTTAAAGATAATACACAATGGAACTACTAGCACAAGACTTTCACTTTTATAACAACGAAGTGTTTAAAACAATATCTAAACTTTCTCCTGAAGGCTGGTTTACAGATTTAAAGAAAGTAGAGCCAAGCATTAGAATCTTTGGAACACAAGAACAAATCAATGAAGCTTTAGATACTTATATAGAATTAACAGGAATGAATGTTAATGAGTGCCACGATTATAAAGTAGAGCCTAAAGGTTCTTATTGGTATGATAATAGAAAAAGAAGATTTGGAGAGCAAGAAGCTATTGATCAGAATGAAATTGTAGAAAACAAGTTAAAAGAATATAAAGAAAAATATAATAAACTAAGTAATAACAAAGCATTAATAACAACGATATGAAAAAAGAAGAATTAATACACAAAACAATGAATAATTTAAATACTTTTCAATGTTGTGATGGAGAGTTATATTTAAGAGGAATAGATGAATATGGCACGGACTTTCAAGTATGTTTTGATGCATATGACTTCCTTAATTGGATAGACAAAGAACAAATAGAATATATAAAAGAACAATTAATAAAACACATAAAAGAAAAATGAAAACATCAATTGACAGATTTGAATTTGCAAGTTGGTTTGCAGAACACAGACCAAACGATTTTAGTCCAATAGGAAGATTAGAATTGTTTGATATGTTAACAAGCTACGAAGAAGATACAGGAGATGAAATAGAATTTGACCCTATTGCATTCTGTTGTGAATACATAGAATATAAAGATATAGAAGAATTTTGGCTTGATTATGACAGAGCAGATTATCCTGATGAAGAATCTATAATGGATGCTACATTTTATTGGGGGTTTGGAGAATCTTTTATAATACAACAATTTTAAATTAAATTTTGTATTTTTAACACAGTTATTAACTTAATTAAACTAAAATGAAAACGGAAAAAATTAAAGAAAAATATCATCATTACGGATTAGATAAAGAAGATGTATTTAAGCATCAGCATTATGTAATTATTACAAGATCAGGTATAGACAAAATTCAAGCAATAGAAAATATAAGTATTGACTATGAAGTTATCAATTGTGAAAGAGATTTTTGTGTTGTTAAAGCAAATGCTTTAAAAGGAGAAACTTCAATACAAACTTTTGGATCAGCTTTAAAAGGTGGCTTTAAAGATGGTAATTGCAACACTTGGTATGTAATGGAGATGGCAGAAAAAAGAGCAATGTCAAGAGCAGTATTAAAGCTTACAGGCTTTTATGAGCTTGGAGTATTTGGAGAAGATGAATCAGAGGATTTTAAAAAGAAATAGCATAGATAGTGGAAAGGTTAGATATATACAAATTATTAATTTTGCGGTTATACTTTGTGGTTGTATCAATTCCTTTTCACTATCTTTTTTAATAATAAAATAATAAATTATGGAAAGTAATATCCCCAAAAACAGTATTAATACACCTTTAGAAAATGGCGACCAGATTGACTATTTTAGAAAGGAAAACGACAGAGTAAGAGAAAATAATGTAAAACTTAAAATGCAGATTATAGAAGCAACAGAAAAGCTCCAAAGTATTTTAAAAATAATAAACAAAAAATGAGTATAGATTACTGTCATAAGCATCATGAGTATAGAGATACTGACTTTGTAGTTGAGTGTCCTCAGTGTGAAGAAGAACACGAAGTAGCACCTATAATTAATGCAATTTTTAATTTAGGTAAAAAAAAGAATATAAATCAATTAAATAATAAAAATGGAAATAAAAGGAAAATTAGTAAAGAAGCTTCAAGCAGAAGCTGGAACAAGTAAAGCTGGTAAGGCTTGGGAGAAACAAACAGTTGTAATAGACACAGGTAATGATTTTAACAATTTGATCGCAGTAAGTGCTTTTGGAGAAGATAAGATCAATCATCTTAATAAATTAGAAGTAGGTATGGAAGTTACTATTATGTGTAATGTATATTCAAGAGAATACAACGGAAAGTATTATCATAATATAGATGGCTATCACTTTACAAATCAAAGCAATGCTAAAAAGCCAACAGATTTTATAACTTCAGATGATGTCCCGTTTTAAAATGACTGAAGAATTAAATTTTAAAGCATTATGCAGCCTTGCTACAAGAGTGGCAGGGTTGCCTGAAGGCTCACTAGCCTTTAAAAACAGAACTATGAACTTACAAGCAGCCAGAGCTTCGGTTTGTTATATAGCTTTAACAGAAGAAAAAATAAACAGAAATGTTATTGCTGATATTATTGAAAGGGATAGAACTGTAACTTATCACTATGAAAGAACTCACAAAAAGCAATTAAATAAGTGTAAGGTTTATAGAGATACTTTTACTAAGATTTATAAGGAATACAAAAATTTAGATAACGAAAAAGATATATTCGTTGGTAAAAAACATTTGAGAAATTACTTGTTAAAGAATAAAGTAGTTGAATCAAAAAAGCCTGATGTATTACTAGAAGTAAAAAGTGGCGAAGCTATTTGCATTATAAAAACAACTTACTTTGATTTTTCAAATCAATTAAAAAATATTAGTTTTGCTTTAGAGAATTATCACTACACTGTCAAAATTATATAATGGAGAAACCTAACTACTATGCTGTTATTCCTGCTGATGTAAGATATAGTAAAAAGCTTACACCTAATGCCAAGTTGCTTTATGCAGAAATAACAGCCTTGTGTAATATGAATGGAAAATGCACAGCTTCTACTGATTACTTTTGCAAACTTTATGAAGTTAGTAGGGTGTCTATTCAAAAGTGGTTAAAAATCTTAGAAGATAACAATTATATAAGGCGTGTTAACATATATAAACAAGGTAGTAAAGAAATATTAACAAGGGTAATAACTTTGGTTAACAGCCCTAGTAAAGAAAAGTTAACAGATAATACTAATATAAATATAACTAATACTAATCTTACAGATAGTAATAGTAAGGTGCGTTTTAAAAAACCAACTTTAGATGAAGTTAAAAATTATTGTATCTTACGCAAGAATAATATAGATGCAGAAGCTTTTATTGATTTTTATGAAAGTAAAGATTGGTTAGTAGGTAAAAACAAAATGAAAAATTGGAAAGCCTGCGTAAGAACTTGGGAACGTAGAGAAACAAAAAAACCTACAATGAGTAAGATACACCAGCATCTACAGAAAAACATAAATGTAAAAGAAAAACTAAAAAAACAATTTAATGAGATTAATTAAAACAATGTCAAAAGAAGATTTGTTAATGTGTTCAGTAGACTTAGTTAGCAAAACTTATATAGAGCTAGGGCAAAATAATGTTGAAGAAGATACTATTAGCATTATGTCGCAAAGTTTAGCAAAAGATTTAAAAAGAATGTATAAAAACTTTTATTTTGAAGATGCTGAAAATGCTTTTGAATTAGGTGTAAGAAGTCCAAGCACAAGTGATTTCATACATCTTACAGTTCCTGTTTATATGAAGTGGCTGAGAAAACATCAGGAATTAATATGGGATGCAAGAGCAAGAGTTGATAAAGGAGAAAGCATAAAACAAGTTCCACATTATAGACCTGAACCAAAATTACTAAAATGATAGGGTGGGTAATAATAACTGCTATTGTAATGTGGCTAATAAGAGAACTAAGATGAAATTAATTTACAAAAACCAAAAGAAAATGTCATCAAAATTTGGTGGCGATATGTATTATCTGTTTTTCAATGATGGCGAAAAGTCTTATAGAACTTGTATCTATACTGCTTTTAGAAACTATCACAAATGGGAACGATTAATAAAAAACATTTCAAAAGGAGATATTGTTTTAAATTGTGTTGAGAAATCTAAGGGAATGATAGATGCTGATAGCACCCCTAAATATGGCGGCAATATATATGAAAACAATAAGTAAACTAAAAAAAGAATTAGATAAGTGGTTTAGTCTTTATATAAGGTTAAGAGATGCTACTAATGAAGGTATGCTACAATGCACAACTTGCTCAAAGGTTTCCTATTACAAATCAGGTATGCAAAATGGTCATTTCCAATCTAGGCGTTTTATGTCCACTCGTTATGATGAGCAAAATTGTTCAGCACAATGTGTCGCTTGCAATATGTTTCGTGGGGGTGAGCAGTATCGCTTCGCTTTAGCTATTGATGCTAAGTATGGAGAAGGAACTGCTGAAGAATTACAATATAAAGCAAGACAAATTCAAAAGTTTTCAAGAGTTGATTATGAAGAAAAGATTAGTTATTACAAAGAAGCTGTTAAAAACTTAAAAAAAGAAAAAGGAATAGAATAATTTTTTTTATAACTTTGGGCAATGCTAAAAACAATTTATGCTAATCACGAACACCAATCAATTATAGAAGCTTATTTGTTAATGTGCAAAAACTTTGCTGAAGATGTAACTACTCAAACTAGATACAATAACTATTTAGAAGTTATTGATTTAATTACTGAATACTCAAACTCCTATGGTCAGGGATCAAGAGAAAACGGAACTTTTTATGATTGGCTAATGATTATACCTATTAATGTATCAGTAGCAACAAATGGTTTTTTTGCAGGACTTGAAACAAAAAGAAATGCAGCAGTAATAAGAGCATATAAAGTAGTGCTAGAACAGATGTTACAAGAGGTTGCTAATAAGTTGTATGAAGTAGAGCCAAAAAATGACTGAGATATATATTGAAATATCTAAGCTGACAGATAAATTCAGAACTATGGCTTATGGTTTAACAACAGATGAAAATAAGATTAATGAAGCCGTGCAGGAATTAATGCTTTATCTCCTTCAAGCCAACCCTGAAGTGATTAGATCAATTTACGAAAAAGATGGAATACTTGGAATCACTCGTTATGGAGCAGTTGCTTTAAGAAGAGCATTAACAAGCACAAGAAGCAGCTTTTACTATAAGTTTGATAAATACTACACAAGAATAGATAATTATAGCAGCACTATTACTTATGATGTATTAGAAACAGGCGAAGTAATACCTAATAGAAATTTATACAACTTACCTAATGAAGAAATAGATCACACTCACAATAAAAATCTACACAAGCTAGAACTTATTGATGATCAGCTAGATAAGCTAGACAACTGGTATGATAGAGAAATTTTTAAGTTATATTATAGCGGCGAAACTTTAGACTCACTAGCTAAAAAAACAAAGATAAGTAGGAATAGCCTGTTTACAACAATAGACAAAGTAAGAACAATAATAAAAAATGAATTAAATGAAGATGTATGATCCTGAAAAGAATGATAGCTTTGTAATGCAGTTTGGCTTTAGATGTCCAAATTGGCAGCCTAAGACTAAAAACAACTATGTAAAAAAAGCCGATAGAAAAAGTGAATAAATTTTTTGTTCCTAACAAGATTTATGAAGATAGAATAGCGATATGTAGAGGCTGTAAATTCTATGTAAGTTTACTTGGAAATTGCTCCATTTGTAAATGCTTTATGAAAGTAAAGGCAAGAATAAGTAATCAATATTGTCCACAAAAATATTGGGACAAAACAAAAGAAGTAGAAACAACTGAAGAATTACCACAAGAAATGATTACTGAATTATTATATGTTGGAAAAAAATTAATTAAAGGCAGATTTAAAAATCACGAAATAAAAGTAAAAGCAATAACTTTATACAACACAATATATATGACTAATTATAATACAAGAACTAATTGTGGCTCTTGTTTAGCAACTTGTTATGATGGAATAACAAAACTATATAAAAAATACAACAAATGAAAGACTATAAAAAAACACCACAACCACACTATTATACAGGAAAGCTATATGGATATTCAGCCAAAGATATTGTAGATGATTTTGATCTTAGTGCTTGGACTTCACAAGCGGTTCAATATATACTAAGAGCAGGGAATAAAGAAGGTAGCTCATCTGAGCAAGATATACAAAAAGCAATTAATGTATTGCACTTCGAATTAGATAGACTACACGAAAAGAGTAAAACAAGAACAGGGCAATTAGTAGAATGACACTATATAAATGTAAATGTGGAAAAGTAGAAGAAATAGGTAAACAAACTCTAGCGTTAAGAGATGGTAGGTGGCGAACAATTCAAGCTCTTTGTGATTGTGGATTATGGATGGAGGCAGAACCTGAAGAGGGTATGCCGCAAATAAAAAGAACAGAAGAGTCTTTAAACAAAAAGAAAAGACACAATAAGCTATGGGCTGGAGCAAAAGAAAAGCTAATTGGAGAAAGAGGTATTAA